ATTGATTGGTGTTACTTTTGTTCCAGATGGGTGCAATAGTTTAAACAATACATCTTTGTATGCATCAAAAGACTTTTGTACAATCAATTGATATGTAAAGTTATTATAGTCTTCATTTTCCAAAACTTGATTTGAACTTAAGAAACCGTCATCATTAATGTATTGACCTGCACCAATAATCAAACCATTTAAGAACTTGGCTGTTGCAACGGCAGCACCGTTGCCATATGTACGAATACCTTGATTGTAAATGTATTCACCAGTTTCTGTGTTGATAGTTGTGTAAGATGTGTCTAAATCCAAATAAATGTTTGCACCTTCAACACGATCTGTCAACTTCAACTGTAAGTTAGTTTTGGTATTTGAAGTATAGTTGTATGTTCTGAGTACATATTTTGATACTGCTGTGTTTGCACCTGGTTCCAGAAGTCTAATAGAATCAACAAATGCTTTAGATACGGCGGCATTGACATTCGAACCTTGATAAACAAGATCACCCGCTTTTACCATGTTTGAAAGTGAAACGTTTGTCACAACAAGGTCACGAACACGGAGAGAAACACTTGGTGCTGAGATGTAATCTTCACCAAAGTTTTCAATTACAAATGATGTGATAGCACCAATACCACGTTCATCAGCAACAGGTGTGAATCTTGCACCAGCGCCTAGCACAGTATTAACACGCAGAACAGCACCAGAACCACCAGAAGTTGCAACATTAAGTGTTGGTAATGCATCATATCTGTACCCTAAACCACCTTTAGGATATCTTATTTGAGAAGTTGTATTTGCAAAGTTATAAGTGGCAGAGATGATTGAACCTGTAGCATTTACACTTACGTTCGCATTTGCACCAGCACCACCAGCACCATTTGTAAAGGTAATAATATCTCCATTGGCATAGCCTGTGCCTTGTGTAACGATTTGAATTGGCCCCAAAATACCCAAAGAACCAAGTTTACCCTTGACCTTTAGACTTTCTATTGGTTCAAAATCGGAAGTATCATACAAACTCTGTGCTGTTACTGTAGGCAGTGTTGAGTAACCACCACCACCATTATTAAGAACAACAGATGCAATTGGAAAAGTTGAAAATGATGTGAAGGTAAATGCATTTGCTAAAGTGCAAACTGAATTTGATGATGTGTTTGCCGCAAAAAAAGCATAATTGTTGGCACCAATTTTTGTATTTGTTATAGCATTACTTAGATAATCTTTTGGAATAAATGCTACGTTAATTAATCCGGCCGGATCAACTGATCCAACATTAGCAATAGCACCTGATCCACCACCACCTCTAATTTGAATGTATGTATTTGGGTCTTCTCTGTAACCGTATGAACCATCAATCAATGTTATATCACGGAGAGAACCAAGAGTTGTTTCCAATACGTATGCTTCAGCACCAATTGGATTTGGCGTGTCATCTCTCAAACCACCATAGAAAACAACTGGGTCACCAGAATATGTTGTGGAACGTCCAGAATATAATTGTCCACGTTTTCTGCTGTTAATATTAACGGAAGAAATTGAACCTAAAATCTTTGCAACAAGTGTTGTTGATCCAACAATAGAAGGATCAACGATAGCACTATCCTTAAAATACAAAGGCTGATTGTTATTGTCAACTACAATAATACTCTCACCAGATTCAAATAAACGTCCAATATTGGTAATGAACACTTCAATTCTACCATTAACCGATGTTGATCTTTCGATTGTTGCAATTGATTTTGTTGTTTGACCAAAGATTCTTAGATTATCAATCGACAACCATTGTTCATCATTCGTGTCGAGTCTTAGACTCTTTGAAACATACCATTTACCATCAGATGCACGAAGAACAACGTCACGTGTAAGGAAGATATCTGCATCTGAATTGTATAGCGCACGGAACAAGAACTGATAAGAAGCTGGTGTTCCTTTTGTTTGATACAATCTTCTTGCAATCTTGACCATCTTTGACTTGTCGGTCAGTGCTTCTTTTGGGAAGTTTGGAAGAAAATCGTTGATATAATAATCAATAAATTTATTGAACGTTTCACCTTGTTCAACAAAATCCACATCTTGGTAGTTCAATAGATTTTGTGTGCCATAAATGACACCTTCTTTTCCTGAACCAATATTTTGTTGTTCTAGCCACTCATAGTATGCTTGAATGAAAGCAACAAAAGTTTGATAGTTCGTATCAGACCTGATAAATTCAGGTAACTGAAACGCAACTTTTGATGATGTCTTATTGGCGAAATTGGTAGTCATTATGCTGATGCTGAAACGGTTACTGACAATGCTTCTGGATCATATTGGTCTAGTGCAATTATTTTATTGTATGTAGACGACACGATAGTTGAATCAGGAACAACAGAAATTGTAAACTGACCAAGTGAATTGTTAATATTTAACGGTGAAAAATCTGTGAGTGTTACTTTGCCTGTTGAATAATCAATAGTTCCAGCACTTGAATTCAGAATAGTTTTTGTATTGTTCAAGTAGTAATATGTTCTAAGAGTACCGAGTGAGCCTTCAAGCACAGCATCAGCATAACCTAATGCACCTGAAGTGTCACCCTCTGCTGGTGTAATCTGCACTATCGCTTGTGTATAATTGAAACCTGGATTTGTTACTACTAAACTTACGATTCTACCTGCGGCTAATACAGCATAAGCTGTGGCACCCGTACCATCACCAATAATCTTTACGACTGGTGTTTTTGTATAACCGAAGCCTTGGTTTGTAATGTTAATTGTACCAATACCACCAACTGTTGTTGGAACTTCTTCGAAATAAACACCTGTTCGAACTGAATTTACAGCAGTTACATCAGTAACACTAAAATCTGGAGAACTAGAAAGACCTGCATTGAAATAGTTACGTTTTAATTTGACACCAAAATCTAAGAAGTAAGTAGCTTTTGCGTTTAGTTTAGGATAAATTTTCTTTTGTAGTCTTATAGTTGATTCATTAGTAATGATTGATGGGTCTGCTGTTTGTATTTGTGTAATCAATGCAGGTGATTTAAATGTTGAATTGAATGTATTAAGATTTGTGCTTGCGAAGGAATTAATTGAGTTGATAACTAACTGCTTTATTTGGCCACCAGTGTATGTTGTTTTCTTTGGATCGTATAGAACGTTTGTTGTAATGTTTACAAATGTATAATCCGGATCAACGATTGTTGGTACAACTGTAAGAACTGAGATTGGTTTGATAACTTCGGTGACCAATTTATCTTTTTGTGATGGTGTAAGCGTGAGACCACCTGAAGGTTTAACAGCACAGAAAATTTGTCCATAAACGGGTGGTATATTTTCTTCTCCACCCCATACGGAAACTGATTCAATAGGTAAATTAGTAGAGTTGTTTTGAATTAGATAAATGTAATCTTCTTTTGTAACAGCACGACCTTGAGCCGCATATGCTTTTGGTGCTGTGTATTTAATCGATGTAATAGATTCTTTGTCTGCGCCAGCAAAAGCAGATGTGATTGGAGAAATAACTGTGTTAGAATAACCACCCACGGAAGACATGATAGAGAAAGAATTTGCACCAAATGCTGAAGTGCCACTTGTTGAAACATAAGAAATATTTACCACGTTTCCATCAATTAATGTGGCACCAAGAATGCCATCACCAAAATAAATCTCATAATTTCCATTCATACCTTCTTGTAAGAAGTATACTTTGGATGTAGGTGTTAATGCAACATAATCTGTTGCACGTGTGTATGTGTTGTACACCAAACTTGTTGAAGAATCTTGCACAGAAACAACAAGTGTTGATGTGTCAATGTTTGCGTCAGAGATTGTAAAAATTAATTTTGGATTTGATGTAGTATTAACTGTGAAAGCGGCAGAAGCAGCCACACCTTCTGCAATTTCAATGTTATTAAATATAGCAGTATTTGCCGATACATTTACTGTTGTGGAATCTTTAGTTAGGAATGTATAGTTTACACCATCAATTGCTTCTGAAAGGAAAGGTGTAAATTTTGGTAGAGTTAGTGTAGAAGTTCCGACTTGATTGACTTGTAATTTGATAGATGCTTTTGAAGATACTGCTGATCTTGGAATATAATTCAACATTTTTGCATGTGAAACAACTGAATTTCTCTGTACAGAAGAATCCAAGAACATTTCATTTGCTACCATGTTGAGATAGTATGCATTGTATTGTGTGTTGTATGCTAGTAAATCAACGAGAACAGAGAGTGCAGAACCATCAAAGTTGTAGTCTTTTAGTGTGTCTTGTTGACCTAGGAATGTTTTTAAACTTGACTTGATTGATCCAAAGTCAAGATTTGTGATTTGTAAACCGGAATTAGCTGTTGCCATTATCGTGTTCTCTCAAGGATTAAATTGATTGCTGTTGGTTCCACATTATTACCAATGTAAAATTGTATCGTCACACTATAAGCATTATCATCTGGTTTCTCATAAATTGTAACTTGAACCAGACTAACTCTTGGTTCAAATTTGTCTAATACGTTTTCAATCTCAGATTTAAGAGACTGTGCTGTGAGTGCATCAACTGGTTCAAACAGAAGACTTTCGATTCTTGAACCTATATTGGATTGGAATGGTCTCTCAAAGTTCTTTGTCAATAATAGATAACGAACAGAACGAATG